TTCGCGCAGGGCATCGGCGGGGCAATTCCCAGATTGTTGGCGATCTATGCTCCGACCACACTCAGTAGCCTGACTGGGCAGACGGTCAAAACCACGACGCCTCCGAATCCTCCGATTACTGAGGCGGCAGAGGAACGAATAGCTACTCCGGTGGCCCCAAAGTGACCATTTACTATTTCCGGAACGGGGTTGGAATGCGCCCAATATCTTAGCAAGTGTGAGGTAAATGATGTGGCTGTGGATTCCGGTGCATACATACTTCTGGTCGCAACTGCTAGTCTTCAGCTTGTTGCTTCTGTCATTCGCTCTGACGTTAATCGACGTATCAGAAAGTCTGAGGCTGCTCGCGCGGAAAAGGAGCGAATTGAGAGAGATTGGCGTCAGCGGGTGGAGCGAGAACTTAATGAATTTCGGTCAATTTTCTACAGACTTGAGGAGCCGGTCAAGAGCAAGATGGGAATTGATATTAGGTTGGAAAAATAAATGGCGTGGCCGCACGGTCATAGAGAATTTGGTCTTCGTGTTTCCTTGCATGTTGGTCATGGTCCTAGCCTCGCTGGTGATCCCGGCAGAACACGCGGCGGTGCTAAATCAGGTCACGACGACCGGGCCTCTGTATCTACCTCACATCGAACAGAACATGGACCAGTACCACTTTTACGCCGATCCAGATGGGGACTCTAGCAGGCGCATGTTGCTGACGTTCTGCCAAGACAAGGGATTCAAGCCAGAGTGGGATGAGGGGCAAACATTGCGCTGGATTCGCTACAAGGCGTGGCCGGACTGCCTTGAACTCATTGGGGTAGCAGGAGAAAGAGATGCAAACGGGAAGCTAATTCAGCGGTAAAGGGGGTTTTATGGTGGATCATGAAGGGAATGCAATCACGAACGGGTATCAGGGATTCATCCCGGTAACATTCAACATCGCCAACGACGGTACGGTGTCGATCGTGACTGCGTACAACAACGTTACCCTGTCGGACAATCCGACACAGATTGCCCCGGACACGCACAAGGGTAATCCGCAGTGGCCAGATTTGCCTTCGTAATGGTTGACCGTCCCAAGTCCCCATGGCCGAGCCCGGACGATGTATTGCACGGGTGGAAACTGCTAAAGGCGAGCGATGGAGACGGGAGGGTTCACTTGGGCGACAAGTATTGGAAGTTTTCAGAACGCAGGTGGTATGACGTTAGGGATAAAAAGACGTTTCTCGGTGACAGCGTAGCAACGTCGATGGGCCGATTTATTCGCAGAATCGGGAAGTAAAGGGAGGCTGTATGCCAATGTCAATCTTGTTCTGGGTTATCTACATCATTTCGTTGCTGGTTGGGTTTTGGGGCTATTACGAGCCAACAGGAGCTTGGGTCCGCCGCGCAGGAGGCTATATTGCCCTGTGGGTGTTGGTGGGCATCCTAGGCTGGAGCGTCTTTGGACCTGCTATCAAGTAGGGTTCTATACGGTACTCTAGCAAACTATGAGCGAACTGGCCCAAGGGTTAACGATCGCTGCGTTCTCAGTAATTCTCGCCGCGATACTGGCGTTCATCGTCAGGCTGAACGGTCGGATCGACGCTCTGACGGTCAGCACCGCGAAACTGGAAACGCAAATATCTCCCTTTTGGGCTAGCGTGCAGCTCCAGATTTCAAAGGACCTGCACCATCCGAATCCGCGCTATCACGAGATGGATGACCTACTGGAGAAGTTGGAGGCTCTGACGATCTCCCCGGAGGAGCGTGAGCGTCTAAAGGCTCTGCTGGTGGAGCGCTCCTCGGATACGCACGAGGACATATCCGAAGACCAGCGCAAAAAAGCCAGTCTCATGATTCCGCTGATGGACATGGTGACGGAAGAAGCGAAGCAGAGGGAAGTCCATGAACATTAAACACGCCGTACAGAACGCCATCCCCGGCTGGACCGGTCGGCTCGCAGCCCACTACATTTCGTACAATGCGAACGGACAAGTACATCGAGATTTACCCTACGCCAACCCAAACGATCCCAAGGTCATTGCCAAACAACTGGAACTGATTCAGGCGTGTGGATTCGATGTGGTCATATCGACTTGGCAGGGGCCGTGGGCTACAGCCTGCAACCAGAACGCCATGGCCGTTTCGGCGCTCTGTACTGCGATGGGCCTCCAGTTCGCTCTGTTACTGGACCCGTGGTGTGCCAAGCTCAATTCTCAAGGGCAGGCGACAGCACCGTCGATCAGTAACCTGATTGCAGCTTTGCAATACTCAACCACTCAGACCATGCTCAAGGCGACGAGCTACGTCCCTGAAAAGTACGTGCTCGATTTCAACACCCTTAACCCTACGACGTTGACCAACCTGAACGCCCTGACCACGGCCATCCCGGGAGTTGAGTTTCTCGCGCAGAACACCGAGTTTTCGTGGATTGCCTACCCTCCGGCGACGATTACCGACTCGGTAGCCAAAAACGCTTGGGCCACTGCAAATTTGCAGGTGCAGAATAAGAACGCTGGGATGAAAGTTCCTGGCGTTTGCATGTCGTTTAACGATTCGGGCTTGCCATTGCCTCAAGGAGTTCCCACGCAGGCCGCTTTTGATGCGTCAGGAGGCGTTCGGGACTGGTCTATGAGCGTTTGGCTACCCCCAGCCCCCAATCGCGTCCTAGGGAGCTTTGGAGGGCAATTCCTCCTGCAGCAGTTGGCGGTTACACCAGCGGCCGCACCCATAATTGCCATAATTACCTGGAACGATTACGACGAGGGCACGGCGCTCGAGCCTAAAATCTCTGAATTGCTGGGTGTAAACTGGGCTAGCCTATGATCTTCGTGGTTCAGCGCAGAGTCATCAGTTCGGTATGCACAATGGGAACGTTGTCGATCGACTGGAAACAGAACTGCTACACCCTTGAGCCCCCCTACGCCGCCGATACGGTCAAGCCTCGAGCCATCCCCGCGGGAACCTATGATCTAGCCGTCGGATACTCCCCGCACTTCAACCGGCTAATGCCACAGGTTCAGAACGTGCCCGGATTTGAGGGCATACTGATTCACTGGGGAAACTATCCGGACGATACTGAAGGCTGTACCATCGTTGGCACCCTCGAGGAAGCGAATTTTGTTGGTCACTCCGTAATAGCCTTTGACGAACTGTTCAAAGTGATTCAAGATGCAGTTGCATCCGGTCCCCAGGTCATCACGTACCTAGATCCTCCCAAAGGAGCCTAAAATGGCTAACAAGTTTCTCGGATTTCTCGAGGCAGTCGGACGAGACCTAAAAAAGGCTCTGCCGTGGATTCAGACGGCAGGAGAAGCCGCAGTTCAGGTATTCCTCCCCGGCGCCAGTGTGCTTTTTAACCAGACCGTTAACGCGGTCGTAACCGCCGAACAGAGTTATGCCGCCATCGGGCAGCAGGGCAAGACAGGAGTTTCAAAGTTGGCCGCTGTCGTCCAACTCATGGGGCCGCTTATTGCTCAAGGGCTGGCAGACGCGGGCAAAGCCAACGATCAGGCCGCGGTCGAAGCATACATTAACGCCATTGTGCTCATCTTGAACACTACGCCGGTGAGTACAGCGCCGGCCGCAACTTAACTTCTCTCCCGTCCGGGATGCTGTCTTAGAGGCCAGCGTCCCGGAATTTTACGAGGCTTTATGAAACGACTCGCACTGCTTCTGCTGTTCGCTCTTACCTGTAGTGGCTTTGGACAAACCCTGAGCCAAGGAACCGTAACCTTCGCCCTCGAAGCCATCGTTCCCGGCACGACAGATTACATCTACGACTTCACTGTCGCAGGCGGGTTTCCAGAGCAAAAGGGCGGTCACCTCCCAGATGGATTTGGTTACAACGCGGGCACGCTGACTCTGGAATACACCCAAGCCCAAGTAGGCAACGCATACAACGTCACAGCCAACTTTGTGGGCTATGCCCAGTCTCCGATGATGGATGACTTCTGCTCCATCGTCAGCGCTAATCTAACCGACGTAACGCTGACTTCTACGAAGGGCGGGACGCTGACTAATTTCGTGGGAGAGTACGCGCAATTGACGTGCTTAGAGGACGGGGTTTACTGGTATGGTCCGGGAGGAATCACGATTCACGCGTCTAGGTTTTGATGGTCAGAAGAGCATGTATCTCCGTTCGCAGTCTCTCCAGTTCTCGGGATTGCGCCGCCAACGCTATAGACACTAATCGGTGCTCGCGCTGACACATCAAACAAGAACTCCCATTCTCCTGAAATTTGAAATGACCATGAACCCCACAAAATGACGGCTTCAATATGTCGGCACGGGCTGTGGCGAGTTCGGCTTCCTTCTCTCGGAGCGCCGATTTAGCCGCCTCAAGGTCGTGTGTAGCTGCGACCAAATCTCCGAACATTTCACTGCATTCGCGAAGTAGTTCCGCATCAATTCGAGCGCTTCTTTCTTTCCCTCGCCTGAGCCGTCTGGCATCCAATGGACGCCGTGATGCCGATAGTTTCCGCAGTCGCACACAACGTGACGCAGAACGTCACTCATAAACCTATTCTCTAATTGTTCGGGCGTGGGCATCGTTGTCTCCTGTGTCTTGGACGGCTTATCGGTCATAGCTTTTCTCCCGTCAATCCGTGGTCGATTCGCCAGACGATTAGGCAAGCGCCCGCTAGATCGTATGGATTTGTCAGCGAAGAAACCGCAGTGAGTAGTCCGATATGCTTGGCCAATTTTATGGTCGTCTGCCAGTCGGACGAATACGGTGGGCACATATACGCCTTACCGATCTTTCCTATTCGCGGCAACTCAAAATCCTTTGGAAATTTCCCGTCGGGAGTGAGAATGTCACACTCGTTCTGACCGTGAGCATCAGGTCCGACATGCGTGAGTTTCCAACCGTAGATCGTCTCCGCAATTTCCGCGTCTAGTTCCCGCTCCTTCGGTGTCTCTACTGGGGTAGTGGACTCGCTGGGACGGCTAACATTGCACTTCGCGCAATAGCGTCCGAGATAACCGTAACTCGCCTTCGTGCCGCAAACATGACAAACGTCCTTAACCTTTTGGGGCGTCCGGACTGTGGCGCTTATCACTGCCTGATCACACGGAGGCTTACCGCAATGTTTCCCGGTGTCCACTCCGCATTCGTCGCACGGGCAATCACAATCTCCTACATAGTTAGCACTCATCAGAATGTCCTGCGCCCTCGTTCTGTATTGAAATCTTTCTCGTCCTTCATGGTCGTAGGCCAGATCGTGGATCAAGCCGAATGCGTCTCGGGGAATATCGCTACGAGAAATCTTGTCCTCGTCGTCTCGGGCGTCTGGGCTGTGGCGCTTCCCTTGTGCCCAATCGTGTAAATTTCGCATCCGCAGTCGTAGCACGGATATGGCGGCTCAATTTCGTGGCGATCTCGCGGACAGCCGCATACGCATCGTGGGCACTTCTCTTCCCGGCTCGCTTCCTGCTTAACTGGATTCATCGCTTGATCTCCTCGTCACACTCGCACGATTCCACGATCTTGTGGCCGCACAATTTCTCCCCGACAAATGGAAACAAACTACATTCCAGACGCTTTAATTGGCTTTCTGAGGGGTGGTAGCCAGATTGGAACCGCTCAAGTACTGCGCTTGCGTCCCGAACTAGGTTCGCAGTTAAGTCATCGACGGCTTCACGATTCATTGGCGTGCTCGCTTCCTGCTTGGATTCGCTCATCGCTTGCCTCCGACCTTTCTGACCAAGAATGGTTGAGACGGTGAATCGCCGTCTATCCAACAAACGCTGCGCCAGTCATCCGTTTCGTGAAAGTGGACCGCCCGATGAATGCCTGTGCTGCCCAACTCAATCAACTCAAATTCCGTAAATGGTGGCGGGAAGTGGAAGTATCTCGGCTCTTGCCAGCCCATACGCTTCAGGGCTTCCCACGCGGAGAATATCTTCAGCACTTCCTTAAACTCCGCCGACGTTACTACTGGCTTCGGGGCCTGCTTGGATTCAGCGCTCATCTCCCTGACCCTCCCCTTGGACGTCCGTATTTGTTGCGCGGAATCATGATGTAATCCCGCATCCAGTGCTCCCTGCGTCCCAGTTCTCCACTTCGCAGTCCAAGCGTGTATTCTGCGGCCATGAGCCAATTCGCCCCTCGTTTATCGTAGAAGGCAATTAGTTCGCGAACCTCCTGTATCCGCTCCTCGTCGCTCATGCTCTCACCCTCCTTGCGGTAACTGCTGTGTAGATTAAAAGGATTGCTCCCCCTTCAGTAAGCGCTCAGAACTTGCCTTCTGCGACTTGGAACACTCGCAGCCCTCTAGCGCGGTACATGTCCACGACTTGCTGGCGATCCTCGAAGATGCCTGCAATTTGAAAGTGTTTCGGTACTCCCCACTCTACGATCAGTTGGTCGAGAAGTTCTGATTTAACGACCCAGTCCTCGCGGTGATCGCCTGCCTTTCGCATGAAAATCTTCCGCCCCGGCGCTGGGAATTTATGCTTTCCTATCCACGCCATCGTCTGTTCCCTGCATTCGTCGCTACGTCCGCTAACGAGGACCGTTTCGTTCTTATCAGCAATGATCCGCGCCAACGAGAACATGTCGTGAATCGGTTCGTCATCTCCGCAGGCCGCGAAAAACGCAGGCCAATCCGAAGGCTTCTGTTGAATGAAATGTAGACGGTGCTCCAAGTTGGCGATCGTCCCGTCAATGTCGAATATGTAGATCATCTAAGCTCCCTTCAGTACCCCGTAGAACGAAATGCTCGATAACTTCTTACGCGATATAAAGTCTCACTTGTAGAAGTTGGGCACTATCTCTGCGATGATTTCTCGCTTTAGGCTTGCGAATTTGCTTTCGTCCACGTTCACTACTGGCGGGTAAAGAGCTACCACCCAGAGACGTTCACCTTTCCATTTCTCCGGAGTTAGGGTTGCGTGCAAGGCTGATTTGGTGCACGGAACAAGCGTGCACTCCAATTCCTCGACCGTCCCAACTTTTCGACTCTCACCGCCCCCGCCATTGCTCGGCTTGCCGTTCTTGTCTGAGCGCCAGAAGGCAAGAACTCCACCATCTGCTTTGATTTTGGGTGCACGATCGCCAGCCGCGCTGTCTGCGACGGCTTGGAGATACTCCATCGAAATAGACCCGGACCCGTACCCGGACCCGTCCCCGTACCCGGACCCGTACCCGTCCCCGGACCCGTCCCCGTACCCGTACCCGGACCCGTCCCCGGACCCGTCCCCGTACCCGGACCCGGACCCGTACCCGTACCCGTACCCGTCCCCGGACCCGTACCCGGACCCGTACCCGGACCCGTACCCGTACCCGGACCCGGACCCGTACCCGGACCCGTACCCGGACCCGTCCCCGTACCCGTACCCGGACCCGTCCCCGGACCCGTCCCCGTACCCGGACCCGGACCCGTACCCGTCCCCGTACCCGGACCCGTCCCCGTCCCCGGACCCGTACAATTTTATATTTTTAACAGAACCGTAAATTACCGCCACGGTCCACCTTCCCACTTCTCGGCGGCCTCTGGTGTGACTTCGATCACCGCTGTGATTTTGTTGAGTGTGACGCTCGGAACCGCAGGACCAATCTTGCAATCCTTCGACGGACCCGTAGCGGCCAGCCCCATGAATCCTCTCACATCTTGGGACCAGTAGACGCAGTTTCTTGCCCTTTTGATCGTTATGGAGCCATCAGCGGGAGGCTCATCCATGTACCCGAAAAACACGCCGCGAAATTCAGTGGTGACCACGACTGCACGTTCTTTAGCTTTCATAAACTCTCCAGAATCTTTAATGCCTCTTCCGTGGTTTCTAGAAGTCCTCCGCCCATGTGCAAACGTGATCGTACTGAGCCTTGTTTAGTTGATTGATATGATCAAGGCCATAGCTTTCTTTGATGTACTGCCGGATATCAGACTCCGGCTTGTTGGCAGTTTTGGCGATGGCAAACAGGCGTGAGACCTGCTTGGCGGTGATCCCCCCTTGCCTTGGCTCCGCGGTGGCTTCTGGTGCGTTCGGGGTACTGTGGGGTGCTTCGGCCTCTGGCTCGCTGTCCTGGTTCGCCTGTGCCTCAGGGGGAGCCTGTTTATTGTGCTTGCAGAGTTTGTGGTGTGAGCCAATCTGGCGGCAATCGGCACAAAGTTCCGGGAGAGATTCCTTGGTCGTCTCGGTCTGCTCTTCGGGTACGGTCACGTCGCTCACCACCGTTCCCTCGATGATCCCCTGAACGTCTTTGATTTCCAACTTCTGTTCGCCCATCTCGGCCTCAGCGTCCAACCGGAAGGCGGTTGCCAGTTCTACCGATCGTGGTACATACTTTAGAGCCTGCAGTAGGGCTACTTTTCGGGCGTACATCTCAGGATGCTTGTAAGAGTAATGGGCGTCTCCGACTTTGTTGTTTTTGTTCCGATGCTCCCAAACTTTCTTGACCGGCCAAACCTCGATGATTGGATAATCCGATCCCTTCGTGCGCGCAATGGCGTAGACGTGGGTAAGCGTCGTTTCCTCGCCGCACGGCCGGTGCGTCACAAACGGCTTATCCCCTAGCGCCCACTCGAACTCATCTCCCGCATAGACGGCTCCCGTCCATGCCGTTGCTTTGCCGGCGCGGTTTACAAGATCGAGTATCCCAAGCCAACCTGGTACCAGACTGCAAACCATTTGCTTTGTTTTGTGGTCTTTGTATGGAACCAAGAAAGCCTGCCCCAGTACTCCCGGCTCCAACCCAAGCTGGGAGGCGAGCATAACCGATGCCATGACCGATTGTGCATCGCACTCCGCCAGTTTGGGATTAGTCCGCAAGCAGGTAATCGCTATGCGGACCATGCGCTCCGGTGTCAAGTGACGGGGAAGTGCCAGGGCGATCTGCGCTTTCATTGAATCCAGCTTCTCAAAGATCGTTATCGGCTTCTTTTGCAGCCCGGCCTGTTGCTTCAATGCTTCAGTAGCGCTTGCCATGATTTCTCCTAGGTTCTAAGTGTCCAGAAGTCAGTTTCTTTAACCGTGTATCCCGAACGGTGCTCGTAGCTCAGGCTCGCCGTGCGCTTGCCGGTTACGTCTTGAATCGTGAATTTTTTCGGCGTGTCGGTGACCCCTGCAGCCTCGGCCAACACCAGCAATCGGCGCTTGATTTCCAGTTCGTATTCTTTCTTCAATTCCTCGACTTCTTTCGCTGACTCCTTGACCATCCGTAACTTGCGAAGTGTTTCCATGACTTCCGGATCGTTCTGCACTGGGAACCCTCCGTATCTGAAAAGAATCTTGTGTGTGTCGCCTGCGGTCTGCGGCGGCGGCGCTACTCTCTTCTCGACGTGGTTGAGCCAGAAGTCCACAGCTCGCTTCCGCATCTCTGCTATCAGTTCGTCGTCCCGTTTCACCTCGTACACGCGGAGATCGTCAGCCCCGATCAGGACAGCCACAAGACAGGATGGACGTCCAGTTACCATCATTCCCCAGTGGAACTGTAGGCAGTAGGAAAGCGGAATCTCGTCCGTGCCTTCCTCTCCCCACTCCGACACGGCGAACGGAGAAACCGTCTTTACGTCGCCATTGCAGAGTCCGGCGTCCGATTGGTACTCGAAGTCAATCTCGGCTGTCATCCACGGATATTCCGAGTCCGTATAGCGTTGGTTGCGTTTGAAGATGAAGATTCCGCGTTCTTCCTCCAGCATCTCCATTACCCAAGGCTCCAGACGCTTGCCGCGGCGGTACAGTTTATCCCGCTTCGGCTCTACTTCCGGCTGAACAAACTCTAATGCCGTCTTTTCCTCCCAGAGGTCATACGCTGATTTCCACTGATTGACCCCGAAGATGGAGCCTATATCGCTGCCGCCGAGTAGATGCCTTCGATCTTCGCTTGCCATTCAATCTCCCTAAAACCGTGCCGACGGGCGGGTGCGCTCAGTACACCCACTTAGATCCCTGTTTTATCGGCACGGAACCGTCTCCTGCTCTCTGATTCCCATAGAAACGTTGATTTGGTGGATCTGACCCTCCATGAAGGCTGCCTGCCAGGTATTCCATTCGGCGGTAGCCGTTGGCCCGTCCAGTCTCATCCCCGGATAGACTCTTTCAAAGTATTCCTCAAACCGCTTACGCATCTGTTTCACCCTCGCCCTGCAAATTTGCACCGCTACAAAGTCGCTCTTGGGTTACTGTGGCTAGGTTTCCTGTACGAGAGCCTTGGCATACTCGTCCGGCGTCATTCCGAACGTCCACGCCACCGCCTGTCGGGACGTCTTCATATCCGGGGGAACCCTAAGCCAATAATTCTTGAATTCTCCGTCTGGTTCGGGAGTGGAGTTAACCAATTTAATCATGCAAATCGGTTCGTCATCTGCAATCTCCGTCTGGTACAATTCCCCAAACTCATCTTCCGCCAGTTTTTTGGCGCCCGAATCCATCAGGAATCGCGACAAGCCATAACGTTCGACCATCACGCGTCGAACCTCTGCGTTCCGCTCCTCTTGAATTTCTTTAACCGTCAATTCGGAAGGGTGCTCGATGACGCGATATGAAACCCGTACGCCGTGCCAAGCATAGATAGCCCAACCGTCTGGATAAGCTACCGCAGGTCCGTCCTCACAGTGAAGCCTGTTGCGGTCGTCTTGCTTGCAAACGTTGTGACGCTCAGAAATCCAGCAGGTGTTTTCGTGAGGAAGAAACCAGCCGGCGTTCTTGGTGATTAGCGTCAATCCCTCTAGTTTTTCTGTCTGTTCAGTTAGTCCGGTGACTTCGCGGAAGTAGTTATAGAAAGCGATCCATGCGGCATCGTGCTGTCCGTAACCCGAATCCCAGACCGAAGCCCAGACCGAAGCCCCGACCGAATCCCAGACCGAAGCCCCGACCGAAGCCCCGACCGAATCCCCGACCGAATCCCAGACCGAAGCCCCGACCGAAGCCCCGACCGAATCCCTGACCGAATCCCTGACCGAAGCCCAGACCGAATCCCTGACCGAAGCCCAGACCGAATCCCTGACCGAAGCCCAGACCGAATCACTGACCGAAGCCCTGACCGAATCCCAGACCGAATCCCAGACCGAATCCCAGACCGAATCACTGACCGAAGCCCTGACCGAATCACTGACCGAAGCCCAGACCGAATCACTGACCGAAGCCCAGACCGAATCACTGACCGAAGCCCCGACCGAATCCCAGACCGAAGCCCAGACCGAATCCCCGACCGAAGCCCCGATTTTTTTGTTTTTGACGAGATCGACAACTATCGCTCGCGTGAAGCCCTGCGCCAGTGGCGACGAGCACCATACGATTCGCGGTTCGTTCTTGCCGGCGGCCTTGTAGGCCAACCGTATCCCGCGCTCAGCTTCGGCACGATTGGCCGGAGCCGTACTCAGGCCGATGGCGAGCCACTTATCCCGCCATTCGGCCATCTTTGCGTGCTGTTCTGGAGTGAGCTTCTCAATATTTTTCACGGACCATCCTTTGCGTGCATATTTTGTGGAACCACGCATTACGTAAAACTGGCCAGCCGCACCAACCGCAAAGCCTGATACGGCTGAACCATCTAGTCGGCAACATTGCGAATCTCTTCTGGGCTATACTCCCGCTGAATCGTAATCTCGTAATTTCCAGCAGGGAGCATGATCGGCGCGTGTTCATCGTGAACGATACGGACGCCATCTTCGCTGACGCGTAGATACAAGTCCGTGCCCACTTCGAGAACTTCGGCCTGATTCAAGTTCTCAACCTTGTGGCAATGTCCAGTTACTTCTCCGAAAGCCAAGATGCCGCTCTCGCGCTTGTTGGCTGTGGTCTGCGGGACAGCCTTGACCCGCTTGATGAGTACGTCTCCTTGCCGGTAAACCTTCATTGTGGAACCTCCGTGGATATTCTATGCCTTGACAACTGCTCCGCAGGTAGTGCAGACGCGTTCGAGAGTCTTTAACCGGAAGTAGGTTTGACTGGAGCCACACACTGAGCACTTCGGCTTTGGCAGAACTTCAACTTGTTTTGGTTTTGCCATGAGCGGGAGTATTATCTATTTATTTTTGTTTGTCAAGGGAATTCTGTAATAATTATTTAGTTGACTTGTTTACAGAATAAGTTTACGATGCGCCGTGACTTTCACCAAACTTTTCTCTTCAATAACAGCTTCTACCATCTGGTGTGAGGACGATCAAACACGCATCGTGTGGATCACGATGCTGGCGATGGCGAATAAGAATGGATTTGTGTTTGCTTCCGTTCCGGGATTGGCTAAGATGGCGGTCGTCCCCGTCGAAGCAACCAGATCAGCTCTCGAGAAGTTTATGCAACCGGATAGAGATTCCCGCAGCCAGGAGCACGAAGGACGAAGAATAGAAGTCATTGACGGCGGATGGCGTCTGCTCACGTACATGAAGCACCGAGCGATCCGAGACGAAGAGGAGCGCAGGGAATACCTAAAACTGTATATGCGCGAGTACCGTAAACAAAATTCGTTAACAAATGTAACCAATGTAAACCACGGTAAACCGAAGTTAACCCAAGCAGAAGCAGAAGCAGAAGCAGAAGCAGAAGCAGAAGCAAGAGTCAAAAGCAAAAGTCAAAAGCTCCGTTAGGAGCAAAAGATTTAAACCCTACTGGTCATATAGGGTATATACAGGCGGGGGTAGAGCGGTGAATCAGTCCCACCTTTTCCAGTCGGATGCCATTGAACCGTCATCCCTCAGGCCATTGCGACCTAGACAGGCCGAAGCGCTGGACAAGATTCGAGAGGCCGTGCGCGAGGGTCACCGCCGGATAATCGTTCAAGCTCCTTGCGGATATGGCAAGACCCTGACGGCGGCGCACTTGTGCTTTTCTTCCATGGCAAAGTCACGTCGTCCCCTGTTTACCTGCCCTGCCATCGTGCTGGTCAATCAGACCCTGAAAGCATTCGAGGACGAAGGAATTACGGACATTGGCGTCATCCAGGCCGACCATGATCGCACTGACTACTCCTGTCAAATGCAGATTGCCTCAGTGCAAACGCTCATCCGACGTGAATTGCCAGAGGTTGATTTCATCATCGTTGACGAGGCTCATCTGAGCTGGGAAGCACTTTATAAGCGGCTCGACAGCGAGGAGTGGAAAGATAAGATCGCCATCGGCCTGACAGCTACCCCGTGGGCTAAGGGCATGGGACTGCACTGGACGAAGCTCATTATCGCGGCGACGATTGATGATTTGATTTCAGACGGGCATCTCTCGCCATTCGTGGTCTACGCCCCGTCAAAGGAATTTGAGCCAGACCTGAGGGGCGTCAAGGTGGTAGCGGGAGAGTTTGCCGAAGATGGATTGGCGGCTGCCGTGGATAAGCCCCCAATCGTGGCCGATATTGTCAAAACGTGGAAGGAAAAGGCGGAAGGACTACCGACTTTCATGTTTGCCGTAAACAGGGCGCACGCACAACACTTACAGCGGGAGTTCGAAGCTGCCGGCGTAGCTTGTGGGTACATCGACGCCTATACCGACGATTACTGGCGAGCGAAAACATTCAGACGATTCCGTTCTGGTGACGACAAGGTAATTTCCTCTGTCGGATGTTTGATTCAAGGGGTTGACGAGGACGTGCGAGCCATTATTGACGCCGCTCCGACGAGAAGTGAAATCCGACATGTGCAGAAGATTGGCCGTGGTTTACGCACGGCGCCGGGGAAGGGTCGCTGCCTAATCCTGGACCACGCAGGAAACACGATCCGGCTGGGGATGGTCACTGACATTTACCATGACACCTTAGATTCCAGGACGACGGCAGATCGCGGAGAGGCTTACGAGAACGACAGGAAGCCAGCAAAGCCAAAGCAGTGCAAAGAGTGTCACATGGTTATTCCTCAAGGGAAACGGGAGTGTCCCGGCTGCGGCAGTCCGGCGCTCCGCAATGACGTGATGACCCTTGACGGGGAACTAGTGGAGTTCAACGGGCAGAGAAAGAAGCACGAACACAAGGCCAAACGGGAGCCATCGCAGCATGAAAAGCAGTTGTTTTACTCAGGTTTCCTGTATATAGCCCGCGAACGAGGTTACAGCGAAGGTTGGGCGGCTCATGCGTATCGAGAAAAGTATGGCGTTTGGCCGCGGAACCTGAGTAAGATCGCAACCGAACCGACGTGGGAAACCAAGCAGTACGATCGCCATCGCAGGATTAAGTGGGCCAAATCGAGAGACAAAAAGCAGGCAGGAAACAGTGCGAGCTGACGAGTTTGCGAGGACACAGTGACCGCAGAAGAATTTGCTCGGCTTCTCGACGGTCGCAGAGTTGGGCGTGGCAAGTGGATAGCTAGATGTCCAGCACATGCTGATTCTCACCCGTCCCTCTCTATAACTACAGGGAGAAAGGTTGACGTTGTTTTCAGATGTATGAGTCAAGGGTGTACGGCTAACGAAATACTAGCAGCGATGGGCTTACGCTGGCGTGATTTGCTAGGGAGACGCCCACAGATGAGCAGAGAAGCGCGTAGCAGGCTCGCAGACGAGCGGGCATTGCATTCCTTGAGAGACATCAGGCGGCTAATGGCGATCGACACCTACCTGTCATTTCCTGAGATGGGCGTCAGTCAGCGTCAGGTCGAAGGGTGGGATGCTATTACGCGCCAGATACGCGATATCGAGGAGCGGTTAAATCCAAAGCTCAAGGAGATTCGCTTACGGGGTGAAAAGACGTACAGATTCGTCAAAAAGTGGGGATGGGACAAGCTATGGAATTTATATCTTGAGAGGAGCAACGCTTTATGAGTACGCAGCTAGTACCGTCGGAGTTTTCCACAGGTGCAAATTTGCGCTCCGACGAGGTTCAGGAATTTGAGGCCATCGACGCCATGGTGCGAGCCTACGAGAAGCAATGGGTTCTGATCGCCCAGCAGTGCATTCGAGTCCAATCCGCGGCGCTCTGGCGGCATGGGGGGTACCACAGCTACGAGCACTGGCTAAACGAAGCCGCTCCTAAGTCAGCGAGAACGATCTTCTACCACGTTGGGGTGGTCAAGGATCTGGCTCCAGACTTCACATCGGAAGAACTCGCAGAGATGCCCCCAGAGACCGCGAAGGTCATGCGGAGGCTGTCAACCTCAACCAGACGTGATCCGGCTGTCAGAGAGGCTGGGAAGCGCAAGAAACGGCAATTTATAGAGACCGTCCAAGAATTGCACCCCGAAGAACACCTTGAATCGACATTTAAGCTCGAATTGCAGTTTGAAGATTCGTTCTCGGGGATCTTCCGCACTTTTGTAGACGGAATCAGGGCTATCGAGGATGATCCGGAACTGAGCTACGAGAAATGCTTCGAGTTATCGATTCTCTCCTGGCTGAATGAGTCTTTCTGTGAAAATACGACGAACCTGCAGCGGTTGAAGCAGTTGGAGATGTTAAAGTGATCCGTGTCACAAAAGACGGACGCACGATCCGGACCGCGAAGGACTATACCGCCTTCCGCCATGCTCTCTGGGAAATAAACCATGGGAACTGTTGGAAGTGTGAGCGGCGTACTAACCTGGTAGCGCATCCGAGCGCAGATAACTCGTTTCACGTTCACCACAAGGGCGGCCGAGGGCTCGGAGGGTCGAAGAGGGATGACACGTTTTTGAAGTGCAGCGGCTTATGTGGCTTCTGCCATCGTGGTCTTCATAATCAGGGCTGTAGCGGAGTTCCGCAATGGAGCAGAGCATGAAACTTGAGTTCACAGTTTACGGGGAACCGATTCCGCAAGGTTCAATGAAAGCCTTCATCCCGAAGGGTTGGACTCGAGCCGTGCTGACCTCGGACAACAAACGCACAAAGCCATGGCGCCAGGAGGTAGCCAGCTCAGCACTCGAAGTCATGGACAAAGAAAACCTTGAGTGTGCCGGCAAGAACGTGCCATTTCTGCTGGCAGTAGTATTTCGCTTTACGAAGCCCAGGAGCGTTCGCAAGTCGATTCTCGAGAAAACTACCAAGCCAGACATAGATAAGCTCGTGCGGAGCATCCTAGACGCACTGACGGGCATTCTATTCGTTGACGACTCGCAAGTTGTGGCTATCTATGCTCGGAAGGAGTTTGGAGCACAGCCCATGGCGAAGATTTCAGCTTGGGAGATTGAGGAATTTCCGGTTGGAAAACCGGTCGTGCCGGAATGGGTTGAAATACCGTTTTGAAAGGAGGCCGTGAGAAACTAGCTGGAGACAAATCCGACTACTGAAAGTGGCGGGCTCCTTGGATAAGGGAGCCCGTTATTCTTTTGTGATCGAAAAAACCACGACCTTTTCGAATGAACCTGTAACTCTCGTTGATCACTCTGAACGGGCTACCTTGTTCGCAGACGATGGGAGGTGCGAATTGTTTCCACTTTTCCATTCTGGTCTCCTCAGTGCGGACCCTGATCGAGGGATTACTCCCCCTTGGCCTTGCGGATCGCGGCTCTCATCTGCGGAATGCAGGCGCATATTCCGTCGCATTTGATAATAGGGTCGTCATCCTCGTGTCCAGTTTCCTTGTGCCAAGACTCGGCCTCGGCACAAATATGCTCCAGCGCTTCGAGCAGTTCCGGCGCGGCGGCGATCATGGGCTTGGTCATTCCGACTTCTCCGACTGCAAAATCACCGCCTCGAAAATCTTCTCCAGTTGAGCGCCACGCCCGCAATGCGGACAATCGACCATGAGCACGATTTCTTTGTCGGGCAGCGAATTGAGATATTCGATCGCTTCGCGGACGGTCATCGCGAATGCTCCGTCAGCAGAACGGCTTTTTCGGCCCAAACTTTGATTTTAAAGAGATCCTCTCCGCGTTTCCATGCAGTCTGGGCGGCGTCTTCTTCTATGGGTTGTTCGGCGGCAAGTTGTGCGATTGTGCGCATCACCTTCAAGAGCATCGGTGCGGCCGCGATCAGTTGCGCGTCATCTGGAGTTTGATTGCAAATGCAGACCGTAGTCTGATCGGCGGCATAAACGACGTGGGGATTCGCTACCCCTTGGTGCCAGGGGCCGTCAGTGGGCTTGATACCGGCGAGTTTCATTACTTCTCCTCTCGTAGAATGTTGACCAAGTTGGGCAGCGCTTCGCGCTCTGCGATCGCCTCTTGAAGCCATTCGCGGTAAAGGTCGAGATGCACTTGCGCGTCGAGTCCGTGTGCGAGTTCAACGTACTTCTCGAGCAAGGCGACGATGCGGCGGAGTAGGCTGATTTCTTTATTAAGGCTCATGCGTTCCGATGGGCGTGCTGCTCTCGCGGGATTCGTTTTCAAGGTTCACTCTCACGTTCTGATGCCGCGGTGCGCGGACTTCCGGCTGGCCTAGCCGATGCTGGACGGGATTTTCTACTCGGCATCTAAGATTCCCGCCCGCCACTGTCCGCGCACCCAAAACTTTGGGAACTATATACATAACTCCCTAAGTACAATGAAATCACTCTCTGCACAAACTACACTTGCAGTCGCAGAAAAAGGATTCGCAGCCATTTCCGCGCAGCAGACAATGAGGCATTATCCTTCCGTGTTGGCGTGCCATCCAGCTAAGACCCCAATCGTGGACGCGCACGATGGCTCCCCTGTCGCAGGAGTGAATAATCGAGGCGTTGATTTGCGTCTTTTCTTCTGCCATGAATTCGACCCTTTCCAAATAAAATTATGCCCATTGATGCTCAGTGATAGAGATTGGTTCATTTTCAAACATGCTAGCGATTTGCTCAGCGTCCTCGCGTCGGCAGAAACGTATTGCCTTAGTCGAGTCATTGGTCCAATCGAACTGCCACGCCGCTATGAGCCACATTGGCTCGCGCATGGGCGGAAGGCAACGCTCTATAAGCCAACCCGCCTCTTTGGTTGTTGCGCGATTCTCGATTCTCGCTTGCTCGAGGTTCATCGCGCCACCTTGCCCAGGGAATCGATTGCGCTCCCGATGGCCCCACCACACCAAACCAGTATCGAAGCGATGGCTAAGGCCACCAGAACGTAAACACAGGCCATTGCAGTGTCGATCTGGCGCATCTCGCGCTGATAGCGAGCCTCGGTTTCGCCGGACCGGGCTAAAATCGGCCCATCCAATCTAGCGAGTACCCGGTCCAGTTCTTGTTCGGTTGAATCAGGGCATCCTTCCCAAGCGATGGACATTGCTAATTCTCCTTCCAAAGAGCTTTGATACTTGGCAGTTCGCAGCAAATTCCGTTGTAGCCGAGGAAGTTGTTCCAGTCCTTCGACAGAAGGGTAATGGGGTCGGCGGTGACACGGTTTAAAACCTTACCGAGGGATAACAGAGCCGTGCTGCCGCAGTCGCAACAGACGGGCGAATCCCCAATGTGATCGTTGCCGCAGAGCCATGATTTATCGAGTGGTATCAGCATTTGAGGTTCTCTCTGAGGTGCAAATTTGCAGCTTGTAAGTCGTTGTGAACTGGTGCAAGAGTAGCGCAGAGAGCTATTGTTTGTCAAGGAAAATCATTGACAAGCAAATAAAACCTTGGTAATGTATAGGTCATGATCAATGAAACAAAGCAGAAACCAAAAACCAGATTCGTCGCGTTGCCTTCGGAAATTGACGATCGCGTGGTACAGCTCGCGGCGGAGGAGCGCAGAAGCGTTTCGAACATGATTATGCTCTTGGTCGAAAAGGGCCTCGATAGCGACCTACACAGTCGGGAGGAATAGCCTTGAAACACCTTCAGATGGAACAAATCACCACTCTCTTGGACGCTACGAAGAACGACCGCGACCGCTTGTTTCTAACGATGACCTACGAGCACGGCCTGCGCGTCTCGGAGGCTTTGGCTCTGTCTCCGGATCGGGTCAAGAGCGGCCATTTACTAACAAAACCCGGCAAGGATGGAAAGTTAACAGTTCAGAAGTTGGCCCCAGATACGCTTAAGCTCTGGTCGGCGCTGACCTTGAACCTAGCGTCGGGCACGCGCGTTTTCCCGTTCACGCGCCAGCGTGCTCACACCATCTTCCACGCTGCTTGTGAAGCGGCCGGCATTGCCTTGGCCCCCCGCCAGGGTATTCACTCTCTACGCCACAGCATCGCGCACCACCTACTCGACTGTGGTTACACGCTTCCCATGGTTCAGCGCAAGCTCGGCCACCAATCCATTTCCTCCACTGGCTGCTACCTCCTTGCCGACGACTCCCAGGTCGATGCAGCCACAGCCGCGGTAATCTCCAGGCGAAAGGCTTGCGGGAAGGTTGCATAATGCAAGATCACCTGAAATCGGTCGGTAAGACTATCGCTAACATCGAGTTAGATCATCCCAATGACCCAGAAACCTGCACCATCGCATTCACCGACGGCACGTCCCTCCAACTCTCCGCTTACTCCCCCGACATCTGCTACCTTTTCATCCAGTTCTCCCCAAACAAGCGCCCCATGAGCCGCTAATCGCTCGCACAAGGCACTTTACAGCACGTACCTACCTCGTTTACCCTCGTTAACCAGTGAATGTACCTTCTCCAGCTCCGAACAAAACAGAACGATTTGCTGCGATCCGCGCTCGCATGTCTGACCCGCGTGTTGGCTTCAAGATGTTGTCAACAAAGGGCGCTCGCCATGCGCACAAAACGATCCTCGCCCAAGGTAGGAAGCTCTGCGAGGAGGCAAACGCGGCACGTAGGGCCAACGCGGCGCGCCGCCGCGAGGAAAAGGCCAAACAGGCGCTCCTGGGCCCGGCCTGGCGCTACGGGAACACCACGCAGAACGGGTAATCGGCCCGCCGCCTGGATAGACAATCGTGTGTATCTCCTTTGTTATCAACGAGAGTTAACGAACTGTTAGATTGTAAACCGATTCATTTCCAGCCCAGGGACCCCCCGCGGGCACCCCATCGGGAAAAGGCAAGCCCCCCGGCTCACTAATGAGGGTGCGGGGAAATACTAATGCAGTCCTCCGTGGAGATTTTCGTAGGATTTTGGTGGTACAGAGACCAGATACCTGTTGACAATGCGCACAGTCGGTGTACATTGTCACCATGGTTCCTGTGTACATTGTCACAGTACAGGCGTGGGAATGTGGAAGGTGCCAGTGGAAGTGGATACCGAGGGGGAAGGAGATGCCCCGGCAGTGTCCGAATCGGGATTGCAGGCAGAGACTAGTTCTAGGAGTGGCCGATGAAATTTCCAGGGAAAAGGTTTTGTCCGGACTGCCCGAGGCTGAGTTGGGAAAAACACCAACTGACGGAGCACGCGGATCATTTGGCGACACACAACCCGTCTCCGGCGGCATGGGCGACGGCGTACATTCGGATTCAGGAGTGGAAAGACCGGGCAAAGGGAAAGGATTAAGCGCGGAGCAGTTTATGAATCTCTCGAACTCGGACAAGCTGCGGGCGAAGCGCGAAGGTAAGGCGCCATGAAGCCCCTGGACTGGTTGGTGCTGGTGATGATTGTTTCGTTGGCGGTAGCCCTGGCGGTGTCGTGTAGGGTGATTGGGTGATTGTTAAGATCCAAGACGGCGGGATTTTGAAGTGGAAATGTTTGATCTGCGGTAAAACGTGGCTACCGAGGATCGACCAGGAGTACAAGTATCTCAGGTGCGCGAACAAGGCTTGCAGGAAGCCAGTGAACTTTTCAGGGACGAAGAATGGGTAGAGAGCGGAAGGTTTACGAGCGGATCATGTCGGATCGTCCCGAAAAACTGAATGAGGACGAGGCAGGATACACCGATCCGTCGTCGGTGAGGTACAAGTGCTCAGGTTGTCTGCACTTCCTTGAGCGCAAGGTAGATGGGTTTGGGGTTTGCGAACTGGTCAGATTGCGGGATGATGATTCGATTGAACCGAAGGCGGTCTGCGATTATTGGACCGACGACGGAGAGGTTTTTCCCCTGCTATGAACATTCCCCAATGCCCGAACCACCTGAAATCAAAGTCTATCTGCGAGGTCAGTAAACTCCGCCTGATCGGGGAGAGCGACCAGGCCTTTAATTTCTTCTGCGCCTCCTGCCAGTTGCTCTGGTCGGTCACCAAGCCTCGGACGAAAGAAAAGGCTCGCTTCGAAAACAGTGTCCGGAAAATTCAGCAGGCATCCGAAATTGAAAGACAGAAAGCCGCAAGGCGGTTGTACTCCTTCCCATCCAAATGATAAACTTTTGCACGACCTGCCGCGGACGAACCTCCCACTTAAAAATAACCCTTCCCCGTAATCTTGCAGACAACAAATCTCCCAACTCCCGTTTTGTAGTGCTCAATTACAACAGCCCCGACGGGCTCCTGGACTATGTCGTGACGCACCACCGGGAAGACCTGCGAACTGGAAAACTAGTGGTCTATAGTTTCGCTCCCGATGATGGTAAGTGGCATATGGCGCACGCCAAGAGTATGGCGATGCGGCTGGGCATCTTGGAGGGAGCCGACACGGTTGTGACCCTCGATGCCGATAACTTCGCCGGTCCGAACTTGGACGAATACATCGCCGCTAATCTTGAGCCGGGGAGCTTCCTGCATCCCGACTTCGCCGCCATCAAGAAAATGCCATGGACTGCAGAAAGGCCTTTACGTGGTTTTGCCGGCCGGTTGGCCATTCGGTCGCAGGATTTCCTGAAACTCGGTGGCTACGACGAACAGTTCGATATTTGGGGCAGCGAAGACATTGACCTGCTAGGCCGCCTGCACCGTTCTGGATACACTCCGAAGTTCTTTCATTACAAAAACCTCTACACCATTCCCCACGGGCCAGAGGTCCGCTTCAAGGAATACCCTGAGGCGGAAAAGAACGAAGCCAAGGAACATAGTCGTTGGATTGATTCGCGGACGGAAACCGTAGTCAACTATGGGAAGTTTGGCATGGGGACCGTCTACAGGAATGGTGATCCAACTCCGATCACGCTAGGCCCAGTTCCCACCCGAGTATTCGGTATCGGACTCCACAAGACAGCCACTAGTTCCCTGCACAAGGCGTTTCAGTCTCTAGGCTTCGATAGCCTGCATTGGGGTAATGGTGAAGCCCCGCTGATCTGGCAGGAAGTCAACGCCGCAGGCCGGTCGAAAACCTTGGAGCGCTTCTACGCCGCTTGCGATATTCCCATCCCCTTGCTCTATCAAAAACTGGATAAGGCGTATCCCGGATCGAAGTTCATCTTGACTACCAGAGATGAATCCGAGTGGCTGACGAGCGTGGAGAGGATGTGGGACGCGAAGTACAACCCAACGCGATGGCAGTGGGATGTTTGGCCGATTTCCAATCGACTGCATACGGCGTTGTATGGCCGCAGCGACTTCGACGCGCAAACGATGCTAAGCCGCTACCGCCAGCACAATGCCGAAGTTGTGGAGTACTTTAAGGATCGTCCTGACGACCTGTTGGTCATGGATATGTCGAACGGGGCCGGATGGCTGCAAATTTGCACCTTTTTAGGGAAGCCGGTCCAGAGCGCTCCCTACCCTAGGGAGTACCCAACGCGGGAAGTGGGGTCGCCAGAATCATGAATATCGAACGAGCGCTAAAGATCAAAGACGGGTGGATGAGCAGGCAAGAACTTCAATGGCTTGCCGCGTCGGCGTCCGTAAACGCTCGCATTGCCGAAGTCGGATCATGGACAGGACGCTCGACGCGTGCTTTGGTGGACAACACCCCCGGCACTGTCCTTGCCGTGGACACATGGTTGGGTTCCCCAGGGGACTTGGATGATATTGTTGCCCTGCGAGGGGCATGGTGGGCATTTGGCAAGTTTCACCACAACCTGATGGATGCTTTCGAGGGGAACAGGCTCTCCGTTATGCGAATGGACTCATTGAAAGCCGCCGCTGAATTGAGAGATCGCTACGAAAGTTTTAACATGGTCTTCATCGACGCCAACCATACTTACGAGTCCGTAAAGGCTGACATTCTGGCGTGGACGCCACTGCTTAGACGTTCTGTTTCAGGGCGTGGGGGCTTGCTCTGTGGGCACGATTTTACAGAGCAATGGCCCGGTGTCATGCGAGCCGTGAGCGAACTGATTCCTAACTATCGTCTCATGGACAATCCGTCAACGGATAGAACGATCTGGTGGAAGCCAGTCTAGGAGGGAAAAATTATGCACCACAATCGCAGGAGGAAATGGATCAACCAGCAACGTGAAATAGCGAGGGCAATTGCCGATGTACAGATGCGACCGCAGCCGTTCACGGACTCCCCACTCGCCGCGCTGCGCAGATACTTCCAAGTATCTACCGCAAGTGATAATTACGAAAACGTGCAGACCCTACTGACGGCGCTGAAATTGGCAACCAAGAAATAGGAGGCTACATTGATTTTTACCCCAGAGATGCGAGCCAAAGGAGCCGCAACACGAGCGGCAAACAAGTTGAAGCGGGAAGAAAAAGCAAGACGAAAGGAGGAGCGCGATACTGCAAATCATAGCCCGAACAATGGTTCCGAAAAGGAGTCGAGTCAAGTTGACCAAAGTGTTCGAGCAGAACTTCCCAGTAACCCGGTATCGATGGTACCTGGCAACGTGTTCGACTGGGAAAACTGCCCGCTGGTTGATGCGATCAACAAACAAGCAGACATGAAAAGGGAATATGAGCGCATCTCTCAAATCGTACTCCGCCGTCAGAACCCACCGGGGCGGAGATGGACCTGCTGGACGGACAGTCATAAAGACTTGATCCGGGCGAACATGACTGCGCCCAATTCGCGGGCGGTCATTCAGGCGTGCTTGAAGTCTGGGGAAGACGGGAAGCAGAGTTTTCGTGATGACGGGCGGTTCATCATCGAGAACGGGGTGAAGCGCCTGCAACCGGCTTTTTGCTGCAACGCGTTCTGTTTCAGGGCGTATCAGCAGTTGCACAAGTTGGAGAATCAGCCATTAACCTAGATCACGCCAAGCAACTACTGGCCAAGCTCGATATCAAGCACCGGGACGAAGGTGTGTCTGTTCCCTTTGTACTGAATCCCAACCAGCTTAAGTGTCACAACATTGTCAAAGAACACTACAAGAAACACGGATCAATCAGGGTTGTGGTGCTCAAAGCTCGCAGGGTCGGGATGAGCAGTTACATCGACGGCCTGGCGACGATGCACTGCCTGGCCAAGCCCCAGGCCCACGCTCTGATTGTTGCGCACTTGAAAGACGTTGCCGACAAAGGCTTGTTCCGCGTGCCCCGCGACCTGGCTGTGTCACTGAATGACCGCCTTCCGGGCGCCTGCGACGTCAGGACGCGCAGCATCATCTTCCCGCATACGAAGGGCGCATCGAACCTCGACATCGCAACCGCGGGCTCCGTAGGCGCAGGGCGGGGGCTTACGCTTTCGTTCCTGCATCTTTCAGAAGCGGCCTCTTATCCCGGACAGAAATCATTCCTATCGATTCTCCCCAGTGTGTCGAAGGCCCCCGACACCGTCATCGCCTTGGAATCCACCGCTCAGGGCCGCACCGGAATTGGCGAGACGTTTTACAACTACTGGAACGGTGCCAATGAAACTGGATCGCACTGGAACGGATACACGCCGATTTTCCTTTCGTGGCTGGACGATCCGACATGCCATCGCCCCGCACACGAAGCGGAAGATGCCCCTGCGACCGACCTGGAAAGGGAGCTGATGGGGAAACCGTTCAACGCCTCCCTGTCGCAGATAGCTTGGATGAGAATGGTCCTAGAAGGCGAGTGCGAAGGTTCCGAGTTGATGTTTAATCAGGAATATCCCCACTCCGCACTCGTCGCGTTCGTGGCTACCGGTGACCCCGCATTCACCGCTCCCGAGATCCGTTACGCGATGGGGACGAAGCAAAAGCCTGTAAAGAAGGGACATTTCGAGCGCCAAGGCAAAGGGGCGGCCTTTGTAGACAACGTGCGTGGCAAGGCCTTGATGTACGAGACGGTCAAAGAAAAATGTACCTACTTTGTTGGAGTGGATTGTGCGAGAGGAATGGAGCAAGACAGCGGCCGCGCCACAGGAGACTTCGCGTCGTTCATGGTCTTGAATGGCACTACCGGAGACTTCGCCATGCAATTCAGTGACTGGGTCAATCCGGTGGAAATGGCGAAGCACGTGGACGCTGTTGGGCGTTACTATAACAACGCCATGATGATCGTGGAACTAACCGGCAACTTAGGGTTGTGGTGTCAGCAGGTTCTCCGCGATCAGTATCAATATCCGAATTGGTACATGTGGAAAGGCAAGGACGATAAGACCTGGGGCAAGGGTAAGTCGCCAGCTCTCGGCTGGGAGACGACGGGAAGAACGCGCGACCTGCTACTCTCGACTTTCCGTGGAGCGTTGCACAATGGGATGAAGAATATCCCTGGCGGCCTCCGGGTAAAAGACGAGGAGTTCTGCCGCCAAATGGATCTGATGACGATGAGCACTGGGATGCGATGGGATGTTGAGCACGGTCATGACGATGTCTTCATGGCGGGATGTCTCGCCGTTATCGCGTGCGCTCAGTACCCACCGACGAACATTATCAGCTTTAAGGGCAACACCTTGGACAAAGACAAATCCGGCAATCCCGCACTCAGTAAACTGAAACCGCAAACGGACTTGGCCCATGCGCTATATCGGGACCAGTTGCAGATATTGAAGCCGGATAAGAAATTTTGCCGAAGCGTGATGCAGCCGCCGTTCTAGGATAATATGTGCGGTAATTATATAGTTAACTCCCCGAAAGGAATCAGTGACTTATGACGCTTTCTACATGGGTTTCTACGAACCACTCGGAGCCGGATGTTTACATCCGATGCCAAGGCCCAAATTGCGGCGGCGTCATCATGTTTAACGCTAAAGAGATAACCGACCGCAAGAATCTTCCGACCAGCACCTCTACTCCGTGTCGGCATTGCGGATGGCACCCATCGTATCCGCCCGAACCGTGGTTGCCCCTGAAAGGCGCGGAAGGGCACGGAGTGATCTTATAGGAAGGTACCTAGGGAGTTTTATGGCGCATGACGAAGATCAACCTCTGCCGTGGAACGGGACTTATCTTTTCAGCAATACCGACGAGTGCTCGCGGGCTGACCGACTACGGCAAAGGATAACCAGGGCTTTCGAGAAAGCCGGAGAGGCGGGCGTGTTCTCCACTCTCCGCCCGTACGAAGCAGATTTTATCATCCGGGAATTGGCCGACCAGTTGTTTGCGAGGATAGAACCGTTCTTCACTTTACCCGCCCGAAAAGGATGAGCCTATTATGAAGACAACAATACCATCTAAAGTTCAGGTAGGTCCGTACCGGTACTCGATCAAGATCGTCAATCCAAATCAGTTGCCGGAATTGTCAGATTACGGAGCGGCTGACCACCATACGTTAGAAATTAGACTTCGCGAGGGCTTATGTGCCGATCAAATGAAGGTGACCCTACTGCACGAGATAATGCACTGTTGCTCGCGTGTAAAATTCGACTACTCAACGGCGTCAGATGTTTCTGAGGAAACGTGGATCTCCTTTACTTCCCCAACGCTTTACGGAACGATCCGGGACAATCCGATCGTAAGAAAATTCCTGTTCGGAGATTAAACGATGCCCCCCACTGACACCACCCCGCAGTCGCAGATCCGGTATTTTAAAAAGCTACTCGCTGCTCTGGTTATTCAGGCTGGTGGAGAACTCCGCATCCCGCAGAAGTTTATCCGGGAGGTTGCATCGGAGACTTCCCCGCAGGGCCTGTTTGAAGATTCCGACACTCCCGCCGATGAACTTGTGCTACGATTCGGCTCGAAGCTCTCCGCTGTGTACACGGTAGAGCCAGAACCATGCGCTTCTCCGACGCCCCGATCACCGACCTCTCCGCAACCATCCCCGCAAGTCGTAGACCCATTGTCCCGCCCGACAGCGGGACGCCCGCCCCTGACCGACGAGAAGCTGGCACAGATGGAGCGGGCGATAATGCAAAGGAGAGCGCGTATTCGCATGAAGCACGCACAAGAGCAGAACAACTCATCCGAGACATCGGAACTGAATTTTCCCGTCTGAGGAAGCAAAACCGGAGTGGAGCGTGGGCTGACCTTGAGGATAAGATAGCGAAGTCCGGAGATGTGATGATTTCGAGTGGAATGATCTCCTCGAAAGACTGGGTAGGGATGCTGATCGACATTGAGCAGTTTCGGAAGGCGGAGACAGGAACAGCGGAGTCTCCGGGGGATGCCTTGGCAAAGTGGCTGTCGGAAGGCGCGGAAGATAAGCCAAAGCGCAAGAAGGCGAAGGAGGTAGCGCAATGATGGAACGAAGAGGATTCTTGAAGAATCTAGCCCCGTTGGCGTTAATTAGCAGCATGTCTCCGCTAGCGGCAATCAAGCACGCGTTTGGTAAGGTGACCACTGCAATCGTTCCAAAGAAAGTTGTTCCAGTGCGGGACTTCGCTTTGCAAATCGCTGGACGCATTTTGTTTTTGGAATCGAGAGGGGTGAACCTTGACGAGGTCGTTTTTGATGGCGACAACATAAGAGTGGCGAGCGGTAACGAGCCTGCGGAATCAGATCCGCTTGTTGAGGTATTTAGCGATACGGAGGTCGATAAATTTAAATGCAACCTGATAGCATTTGAACCGTGCGATAGGATTGCTTTTGGGAACGAGAAATTGCTTAATGTCCCATCGATAAACGAGGATTTGAAACGATTGCGGGCAGGATTTGACACTGGACCGGCAAGGTAATTTAGATGCCCCAATTTGTCGGCTACGACGTAGTAACGGAGCGTAAGACTTCTCCTGCTTACAACAACCCCGACAAGGTAGTTACGGACCAACTGAACGAACTGGAGCGTATTTCGCGCACCGAGCGCGACAAGCACCTTGGCAAAGACTACTTCGATGACATCAAAGACTTCTACGACCTGCAAACGGTAGGCTCTGGGTTTGTAAACTCGTTCAAGCCGCAGGTGATGATTCCACAGCTTCAAACCTTGGTACTGAACGAAGCCACCGACATCACCGACGCCTCAATCAAGGTCTACATCACAAACGACGGGAAGCGGGACAACGACCGCGAAAAATACTATCAGGCCAACTGGCGGCAGGGCTGCTACAACAACCGTATTCTGGAATCAATTATCTGGGCCATGCTGACGAATCTGGGTTACCTCCAGATAGGGTTTTCCCCGTCGGCAAGGCGCGGCAAGGGGATGACGTGGATAGAGTCCCGCGATCCAGCCACGGTGAATCCTGACCCGTTCTGTAAGTCCGATTCAAACTGGTCATGGACGCAGTGGTGGGACTGGATGTACATCGATGAAGTCCGGAGACGTTGGCCGGACGAGGGCTGGAAGATCAGGCCGAAACTTTATGCCGGCAGTGCAGACCCCTACGGGCAGATTGACACCACGTTAGATTTCCCGGAATACTCCCCACTGAGCAACCAAGGGAACGAGCCGGAGAAGCGCATCTTCCGGGATAACCGGGTTCGGGTCAGAAGCACATTCCTGTTTGACAACACGAGAGAAAAAGTTGAGTCTTACGCTGGTAGTTCTAGTGAAGCTGCTGGTCTGGTTCATCCTCGTTTCGGGTATAAGTACCCGGACGGGCGGTGGCTCGTAGACTGCGATGACGTGGTTTTAGCGGACGGGAACAACTGGTGTCCGCAGTTGCCTGACGATGAGAGAGGCACGTTTCCGCTCGTCAGGGTGGCCGCCATGCCCACGATAGCGAATTTCTGGGGTCCAGCCCCCATAAACCTCTCGCGGAGCCTGCAGAACCTCGGGGAACGTATCTACACCCAGTTGTTCGAGAACATCGTTCGAATCAATAACGGCGTGATCGTGTTTGAGGAGCGTACGGGTTTAGATCCCAACTCAATCGGCTGGCTGCCGGGTGAAGTTCTGGTTATCAAGAATGGTTCTACTCCCCCGGTGGTGACTCCAATTACTCCCATGCCTCAACACATGATTACCGTGCCGGCGTCCCTGTTTGCGCTGCAAAAGGAATTGCAGGGCTTCTCCGAGGCTCGCCAGGGGCAGTCTGGGGGCGGGAACGTGTCGCCTGACCTATTTGACGCTACGCTGTGGCAGAGTCACTACCAGACTAGATTACGCGGGCGACTGCTGGCTGAATCGCTCCAGCGCCTCGCCCAGATTGTGTTCTATACCGACGCGCGGTATAAGAGCATCGCGGACAAAGTTTCCGTTCCCGACAAAGGGGACATGATGCGGGCCGAATGGACTCCGATCGATTCGACGTCGATGGATCAGTACGACGCGCAGTTAGATCCCGGTAGCCTCAAGGTAGTAAGCGCGGGGGCCATGCGCTCGGTCGTCATGGCGCTGAGTAAGACGGGCATGATTCCGACCGAAACGGTACTAGAAACATTTGATATTCCCGAGGCCCAGAAAATAAGCGAAATGAACATTCGCGAGAAGGAACTTTCTGCGATGGCTAAACTAAAGAAACCAAGGTAGTTATATCGATGGAGCAGGAAATCACATGGGTTCCCGTATCGGTCATCGCCGCGGAGTATCAGCGCACCCCGCAGATGATCCGTAACTGGGTGCGCTCGGGATTCATTGTCGAGATAGGTTTTTCGGTGCGCCGCGACATGACCGGCCACTTCATAATCGGGGTGCCAACCTCGGAGTATGAGAAGTTCCAAAATGCAAACAATGCAAAACTAGCAAACCAACCTGTTGTAAACCTCTCGCAAATCTTGTAGTTCTCTGAGTCGTGGACGGCTTCTACCCTGAGATTGTAGGTCACCGCTTCGAGATCCTCCGGCTGGAAAGCATGGGGGAAATGTGGTACGCCCAATTCGCGGTAGATGGCAGGCCATATCCGGCGTTCTTTGAGCCGAAAAGCAATGTGGATGCGATGAAGGAAGACGAATTTTTGGCGTACATGAAGTGTCAATCGCTCACGATGGTGGCACACGTCGAGCAGAAAATGGGGCACGCATGAAGGGTCGAGGATCGAAACTGAAAAGATTTGGGCCGCACAAGATGGCGACGAAGCTCCAGACGAAGCGGAGCGGTGGCCGTGGTGGGCGCATGTCCGGCAAGCGCGGGATGCGGTCCTAGCGAGGTTGTTAAGCAGTAATAGACGCTGATATTGCTCTGGTGCCGCAAGGCGTCCGTGTTCAGCGTCGGAAGGGAGCACACACAATGATCGACCGTTTCGAGTCCCAAGCCCGCAAGGGTGGACGCGGTGGCCGGAAACACAAGCGCCACTAGAAAGAACGCAAGTCAACTGAACTAGGGGCGGTCCACCGGGGTGTACTGCCCTAAGTTCACAGGGGAAAAATGGCAAAGAACATCCCAGGGTTGCACAACGATAGTCCGTTCAACGCGACTCGCGCGGACCGATTCACAACCCTGAGTCCCGCCCAAGAAAGTTTTGAAGGCAACAACCTGGCAGACC